GTGGCGGCGCTTGCGAACACTGGTGTCAGCTCGCACCACATCAACGTTCCTGTCTTTATAGTCTGCCCTGTTGCGGCGTTTTTCTTCCGCTGGTCTAGCTGCGGCACGCGCAATCACTGCTTGCCGGTTTTTCTCGTAGTACCGCTTGCCAGCCGCCTTGGCCGCTTCAGTCTTAGGCTTCTTCTTCCGGCGCTCGTTATCTACCGACCAGTCCTCTTTTACGCACTCTAAGCAGGAGCCTTTGGTTTTGCGTAAAGCAATATGCCCACGCACGCATGGCTCCCCAGTGAAGTAAAACTTTGCACCAAGCGCCTGAGCTTCTTTCCGTGTCTTTGGATGGTCCATATCAACTCCTCGTTACGATACGGGGAATTATACAGGCTTAATCTTGGATGTCAACAGACAAAGAAAAAGGGCACCGAAGTGCCCTTTTTGCAACTAGAAGTTCTAGTTATGCGCCGGGAGAACCGAAGACGCCGAGGGGATCGCTGACCCCGAAGCTGTAGCGCTCACGGGCCTTGTAGCGAACGTTCCCTGTATCGAAGTCCCCATCCATGGAATTCGCCAGTGGCGAACGAACGAAGTGCTTCAGACCGTTAGGCACGTCAGTCAACAGGAACCAAGCGTTGGTGTCAGTCAAGAAGTTGTTGACTGTGTAACCACCGGGAATGGAGCCGTTGTTCTTGATGGCGTTGATATCGTTGTCAGCGGTGCCGACGCGGAGTTCAGTTTCCAACAAGCGGGTTGCAACGAATTGCAGCGATGGAGGAACCACCAGCTTCTTTGGCTTAGCTGCGATCAGCAAGCCGCGTTCGTCTGTCCAAGCGGCGATTTGAATGACAGCGTTTTCCAACGAAGTCTCATTCAAGTCGGCTGCTGTGGCAGGACGGTTGCTGTTGACGCCACCAGACACCAGAGGGTGAGCTGTCGAGAACAAGGTCACGCCGTCACCGTAGGTGGGGCCAGTGAAGCCAGTGTTCAGGATGGCAGCAGCTTTGACTTGCTTGGTGTAAGCCATACCGCGAGCCAGAGCTTTGGTATATCGGCTGGACAAGCTGTCGTACAGGTTGTCTTCGATAGCCTCTTCAGTGATGGAGAAGCCCAAAGCGATGGTTTCGTGGGTGTAGCGAGCTGTAAAAGCTTCCTGAGCATTGTCATAAGCGATGGCAGCGCCTTCGTTCTTGACAGGAGCTGCGGAGAAGCCGGACAGCTTGGTTTCCTCTTCAAAGCTACGCTCCGATGTCTCGGTCTCGTAGATTTCCTTGTGCTGCTCGCCGTACTTAGCGTACTCAAGGCCGAACAAAGCGTTCAAGCCGGGGAGCAGTTCTTTCAGCAGTTGTGCGCGTGAAATAGCCATGATTTACTCCTTAGACACCAGTGGTGTTGTTGTACTGGTGTGTGTTGATTTTTACCAACAGCTCGGTGAATGTGTCAGCAGCGGTAGCTGTTTCTGGCACAACGTCGATCACACGCAATGGGATGGTGGCAGTGGTGCCAGCGCCGGTCAGGGTTGCGCCAAAAGCCGAGTTGCCAGTGGTGGTGTTACCAGCGTTCAACACGAGGGCGATGTTCGAACCAACGACTGTGCGGCCAGCGGTGCCCATGGTAGTGCCAGAGGTCACAACAGCAACCTTGAACAAAGCCATTGGGTCATCAACAACGTAGGCCAACGCCAGATTGCTTGCGGTTGATGCCAAAGCGGGGATGAACTGACCTTGAACGGTTTGACCGCTCGAGTTCACGTACTGTCCGCCGAGACACACGCCAACAATGTTGCCGGAATCGGTTGTGGTTGATTTAACCAAAAAACCATCGCTGTTGATCAAAACGGTATCACCATCAAAGATGGCGGTGCCGAAGCCAGCGGCTACGGGAATTTGGCGGATTGCGCCTGCGTACGGCATGCCATCAATGCGATTGATGGGTTGCAGACCGTACGGCTTATCTACTGTGGGATATGCCATGTTTGGACTCCAAAAAAATTAAATGCCTTTACCGAAAGTGACCTTCGTGCTGCGCTCTTTAAAAAGCGGCATACGTGGGTCGTTCTCTCGCATGTAGGTGTTATCCACTGATTGCATCTGCGATTCGGCCTGTTGGGCGTAATACGCATTCCGCTGCTCGGTGAACTCCACAGGTGTTTTGCAAAGCAATAGGCCACCAACTTCGATGCTGTCTTCGTAATGGTTTTTGCCACTACTAAACAAGCGAATCTCAGGATGATCTGACGCCTTAACTGGTTCCCATCCTTCTCGCCATTTGCCGGAAATGTTCATAGCATCATCCTTGCCAAGCGTGGCAATCCGAATCCAGCGATAAGCGTAACCCGGTTCCGGTGTCGGATCGGGCAAAAGCTGGGGTGGCATCCATTTTTTTGGACGCTCGGTTGTTTCACGCGTTTGCAGAGCACGAGGCTCGCGGGTGTCAAGTTCTGTTTTAGCCATTTTCATTTCCTCATTTCTGCCGCAACTGCACGGGCGTACTGCTCATTCGTCAGTCCCAACCGCTTAGCGAGTTCCACCTGCGTCTTTGTCAGCACGATCTTTTTAGGCGCTGTGCTGCGCGATGCTGGTGCAACAACATTCGATTTTTTCGGAGAAGGAGCAGCATCCCCCGAGTTGTCAGTTTTCTCAGACTCGAACGCATCTGGGAAAACCTGTTTCATACGAGCATCAATGCGCTCGTAGTATTCCGGTGATGACGGCGTGATTCCAGATTTAGCCAGCTTGTTGTGGAATCCCAATGCAAAGCTGGTCATCTCGTCGTCACTGCCAAACCATGTGTTTTTCTCTGTCCATTCCTGAGTTTTCGCATCAAGTTTGGGCCGAACTGGTTCAGCGGTAGCCATTTGTACCTGTTTTTCTTCAACTTGTACAGGTGCTGGACGAAAATTGTTAACCCGGTCAGCCTTCATCTTGACTGCTGTCATCTCTTCTTGAGCGGCAGTTAGGGCATCAGCATCACCACTTTCGTATGCCTCCTTAAAGCGGCGCTTGGCCTGCTCCATTTCGTTGGCAACGACCTTTTTGGCCTGCTCCAGAAGTGCGCTTTGACCTTGGTGCAGCGAACCTTTGAGTTTTTTGTTCTCTTCAACGACCTGCTGAGCCAGTTTTACAGCCTCTTCGCGCTCACGAAGAGCCGCTTCCTTGGCTCTGCGCTCTTCATGGTAGCCTTTTGTGAAGTGCTGGATGCGTTTGCGAACACCCTCGTCATATTTGGCAAGTTCATCGTCAGTTACGTCCTTTGGAGGCTCTTCCATGGGCTTGCGGCCACGGTCTGCCTCTGGAGTATCGTCAACAATCTCAACTTCTGGCTCAGGCTCAACCACCTTAGAGCCAGCGCGAGACTGCTTTTCTTCCACCTCATCGGGGAATTCAAATTCGGTTTTGTCCATATCGGCCATGGTGACTCCTTAAACTCGTTGTACGCCGCGAGGATCTTCGATAACGGCCTCAACAGAGTCGTCATTGATGATTCGCCACTCAGTGCCGTGAATTTTCATGCGTGTCCCGGTGTTGGGTCGCACAATTACAAAGTCACCAACCTTGCAGCTTGGGCCGCTTGGAAATCTTTTCTCATCCTTGAAGGCGTCCGGCCCCATTTTTGCAACAAACAGCACGGGGGATAAAAGCTCCTCGTATTGCATTGCTTGGCTGGACTTCAAAATACCACCCTCATACTCCTCCTTGGCTTCTGGAAGCATACACAGAAGGTGGTAGGTGGCTGGGTCTGGAATCTGCTTGGCCTTGTCCTCAACTGGCTTGTTGAGTAGGCCAGACAGGTCTACTGCCTGAACATCAAAGTTAGTCGTCATTGTCATCTTTCAGTTTGCGCACGAGGTCCCCTATTTCACGCTGTGCGGTTCGGAGACCTCGGATGGCCCCGCACAACTCTCGATAGTCGGCATAGTCTTTTGACTTGCCCTCTATCAAAGCTTCTGAATGACTTCTGACTTGCTCCTCAATTTTTTTGTTGAGAAGCTCCAAGATTTGGTTGTCCATTTGTCCTCTTAGTTCTCCGGCGATTTAGCAGCCGGTTTTGTTTGCTGAAAAGCACGTTCGGCATGGCTCAGTTTTTGCGCGTGAACCTGTCCGCCGTGCGCCATTTTTTGTTGGACCTGAGCTTGCTGCATTGCAGCTTGCTGCTGACCTTGGGCCATCTGCTGTTGCGCTTGGGCTTGAGCTTGCCGCAAGGCTTGCTGCTTTGCTGCCATCTCCATGGCGTGCGCCTCTTGCATCTGAGAGATCTCCATTTGCATTCTTTGCGCCGCCATCATGGGGTCTTGACCAGATTTCTGAGCAGCCTCTTGAGCCTTGAGACCCAACTCTTCCGAGCGAATCTGCAAGTCGCCTTGAGCCTTCATCTTCTTGATCTCAACTTCTTGCTGTTTGATCTGCAACTCTTGCTGCTGCATCTGAATGAGCGGGTCTTGTGCTTGCTGTTGAGCCTGCTGCTGGGCAACTTGACCTTTGCTCTGGGCCAGCACCTGCTGAGAAGCCTGAGCCACCAGACGGGACAACTGCACCTCAACATCTTCTGGCAAGTCTTCGTCTGGCTTGGGCATTGGCACACCCAACTGCTCTTCAACTTTCTTGCGGTAGGCAAAGGCCAAATGCTCCGCAACGTGCGCCTGAATCTCGGCCATCATCTTCTGAGCTTGCGGGTTCTGACCGATCTGCGCGGCCATCAATGGGTCTTGCATCAAGGCAACGTGAACTGCGATGTGAGCGTCGTGGTCTTGGTAGATGAACGCCTTAGTGGGCTTGCCGTTCAAGAAGGCCATGTTTTCGCTGACTGGATCACGCGGTTTCATGTCATCTTCAATCGGCACGAGCTTGTCTGCGTTGCGCACACCCAACACTTCAATCATCTGGCGGTGCAACTGAGGCAAGTCGTAAATCTGAGGGGCGCTTTGGGACAACTGGATCACAGCTTGGTACTGCATGATCCGTTGGGCCATGGTCGAGCTGTTTGGGTCCGACACTGGAATGACTTCCACCATGTCGTAGTCTTCTCGCTTCGCCATACGATCACCACCTTGTGGCTCGTACTCGTATTCGCTCGGGGTATTGTCTCGAATGATCTCTTTGAGCAGTTTGAATTCCTGCTTCATGGAGTAATGGACTCGGGCCTGCACCGCGCTCATCGTTTTGAGTTGGCGCTCAAGCAAAGCCAGAGTGGTTCCAACTGGAGCATTCGCGCTCATGTCGCTGATGTTCATGTCAGCGATGGAACCAAGACGGCGACCCTCTTCTGTGATGCGGTCCAGCAAAGCAGCAAGAACCTGAGATGGCTCCTTGTACGGCAGCGGCATGATGTTGTCACGCACAGAACCCGATGGGACATCTACGTCGCGCCACTCACCGGGAGCAATTGGGGTGTCATCGCCTTTGATGCGAAGGCCGCGAGACTTCAAGCCACCGGGTAGGTTGCTCAAGGTTCCCGCGTCCACCAACTGGCGAATCAGTGAAGTGCCAGCTCGCGCATAACCACCGATCAGGTGGATGTACCCAAAGCCGTAAGCACCGAAGCCGGGTACGTAGTCGTACTGGACAAAGTGCTGGCGCTTGAGTTTTTTCGGGTCGTCTTCATTCCAGTTGCGATACACCGACAGAACTTTGTTGGTGCCACGGTCGATGGTCACGATGTAAGGCAAAGCAATGCCGTCATCGTCTTCGTAACCGGGCATGTCGTAGTCCACTTGAATTTCAAGGAACTGGTAGCGGTCGTCATCAGTGACTGAATAGCCTTGCTCTTCGGCTTTTTTCTTCTCAACGTCGCCGTGCATCATTACTGGCTCACCCAGTTCAACGTCGCGGTAGAAACCTGCCACTTGCAGCTTGCGCACATCGTTCTTGGTCTTGCGCATCACATGAGTTACGCGCTCTGCTGAGCGTGCGCCGGACGAGCCGTAAGGAATGATGATGTCTTCGGCTGGGCAAAAGATGGAAGTCTGACGGCTAAGGCTCGGGTCAAAGTACACCTTCTTGAACGCAGCGCCAGCCAGACCCAAGTTGAACAACATGCGCTCGTGCTCTGGCCGGTACTCAGGCATACCATCGACCAACTGGAAGTTCATGTCAGTGCGAACGCGCTCGGCTGCTTCTTCCTTCATCTTGTCAATCGCGCCAATGATCTGCGTCTTGACCGGGCCTTGAGCCGGGAAGGTTTCAATGATGGTCTCTGACTGAAAACGAACAGCGGCTTCGGTCAACAGGGTGGAAAAAACACCGCAAGCGCCATCCCAAGGCTCAGTGCGCTCCTCGTACTTCATGCCAAGGACTTCCAAGCCCTTGACGTACATATCAACCCAGTCCTTGCGCGAGGAAATGTCAGACTCAACCTCTGACACCAAGTCGGAACCCAGTTTCTCAAGCTCGCCTTCGTCCATAAATTCAGCCAAGTTGGCATCAAACTCCGGACCCTCTTCTTCTGGCATCAGGTCAATCGCCAAGCCATCAATGCCGACCATTACGTCATCTGGATTTTCGATGATGATCTCAACAGCAGGTGTATCGTCCTGCACGATGTCAGAAAAATCCAAGCCAGTTGGGGCCGGTGTAAGGGACGAAACCATGCTGCTCGTTGCCATATTTGATCCTAATAGAAGGCGGCTTTACGCCGAAAGGACAAAGGTTCGTCCTGCTCATCGGATTCTAGTCTCAAGAACCCGCCTTGTCGAAATCTGGTGATAGCCATCACGGCGGTGTCGCATAAATCGTCATGGGCCGCGTTAGGAAACGAGGCCATCTGATCAATCAACTCTCTTGCCCAACGAGTGTCAGGTGCCCACACTTTGCCGCCTTGGAATATGGCAGACACTGTATTCATGCGGGCAATCTTGTCGTTTGACTGCTGACGAGTTCCTCGGCTTGGCGTGTAGCCAATCACAAAAATGCCAGCCATCTGGTTCAACTCTTGGATCAGCGAAGCACCTGCGGCCTTGGCTTCCACGATGCACTCATCCGGCTCCCACTCAAGATAGTGCGTCCGCGCTTTTTCTTTAAGCTCAGGAAACTCCATCCTCTTTTGAAAGGCATCCAGCAAGATGATGTTCGCATTGTTCGGGTCTTCATCCAGATAGAAAACGCCCCAAGTGGTGCAGGCCGAGAAGTCGGACCGTTCGTTTTTCGTGAACGCCGTATCCCATGCCTGAATAATAAACTCGCACCGTGGCGGGTCTTCTTTCTCCCACACCCTCCACCAGTCCCTCTTAACAATGGCACCCTCTTCGCCGGTAGGCTGCTGCTGGTACTGAGCATTCCACTTGGCCGGAGCCAGTTCTTCCTTTAGTGCCTCAAGCAACTCAAGCGACCAGAACTCAGGCCATAAGGGATTCCCACTAGGCAAGATGGCCGGGAATTCAATCACCCTCCATTCATCCGACTTTCCCCGCTCGCCAGCTTCCTTCAGAACTCGGCCAATGAGGTCGTTCTCGCTCCAGCGGGTCGCAATGATGATGATCGCTCCACCCGGCTGAAGACGCTGACGTGGGCCAGAGGTGTACCACTCGTACGCCTTGTCATATATAGAGGGGTCATGCGCCGCTAGAGTCGCCTCTCCTTCAGTATGAGGGTCGTCAATGATTACCAGATCGGCCCCTCGACCTGTCATCGTGCCGCCCACGCCGATAGCAAAATACTCACCCACCTCATTCACAGCCCATCGGCCAGCAGACTTCGAGTCCTGCCGAATGTTCGTGCTCGGAAAAACTTCGTGGTACTGCTCGCTCATTACGAGGTTACGCACCTTGC